CGTCGCCATGTCGCCGAGCAAGATGGACGACTTAATTTGGGCGTCTATGAAGAAAGTTTTGATGGGCATGAAGGTAATGAAGAAAAAATAATGCCCTTTTATCAGGAGATAACTAAGGTTATCGGTCGTGAAGGTGGATATGTAAACGACCCTGATGACCCCGGCGGAGAGACAAAGTATGGTATTTCAAAAAAAGCATATCCTAAAGTTGATATAAAAAATCTTACATTAGATGATGCTGTAGAAATATATAAAGATGAATATTGGTTACCAGCAAAAGTTGAACGATTACCTGATAAATTACAAGGTCAGTATTTTGATATGGTTGTAAATCAAGGTATAGCAAAATCTGTTAAAATACTACAACGTGCTTGTAATGGAAAGAATAAAGATAAGATAGAGGTAGATGGTAAGATAGGCCCTAATACTATAAAGGCGGCAAGAAAATTAGAGTCTGATAGATTGAGAGCTTATAGAATTATGGAATATTCTAGATTAGCTATGACAAGACCTAAGTTAGAAAAGTATTATTACGGCTGGTTTAGGAGAGCACTTCATGCCTAAAGGATTTTATACATTAAATGATTTTTCAGGTGGATTGAACTCTGCTATGGATCCAAGGGATCTAGCTGAGAATGAAATATCCGAAGCTGAAAACATTGTAATGGATCAAAGAAAATCTGTTCGTCCTTTAGGTGGAGATACAGCACATGCAGATGTTGGTTCAGGTTTGGTAGCAGGACATATTACTCCTGGATATGGTGCATTTGTATTTGAATCGGATCATGAAAAGGGATCGTCCGCACTTGATACTGGTGAGAACTGGTTAGCGGTTATGGATTCTAAGACTGCAAATGTAGATTTGTATGACAAGACGGGAGATTCATTTACTGCCGATGTATTTAGTTTAGGGTCTATTACTACAGATGTGGCTGGTGGTGGAGGTCAGATAGATTTTCCTACAACATCAACAATAACAGATAGTGCGAATGGATTTGTAAGTGCTGGTTTTCAAAAGGGTGATATTATAGGTATTACCGGATGCTCAAGTACGACAGAAAATAATTTAAATGCTGTAAGGGTTGCAAAGGTGACGGCTGGGACTATTACAGCACAGGGAACGCCATTCACAGTTGAAGCTAGTGAGGCAGGAACCGTTACAATACATAGACTTCCTTTAAGCGTATTCTATTTTGCTGACGAAGCTTTGAGAGTTGCAGATGCTTCATTTGGAGCCGCTGTTCAACCCTATTGGTATGGATATATTAAAAGAGTTGACTTTAATGGTATTAGTCCGTCTTCTGATGTTGATTATGATGAATGGGTAAGTGTTGCCAATACTCTTGCTCCCCCGACTGATATTGTTGTACACAATACAACCTATCCAAGTGCTGGTACTGGATTTAATATAAAGGTAGCATCTTCTACCGGCGGTACATATGAGAATGTTGCATATCAGGTTAATGCTACTAAGATATATGTAGGAGGCCAAGAATCTTTATTAGATGAATCAATCGCAACATTTACTCCTAGTGGAGATAGTCATAAATTAACACTGGAAGTTCATGCGGCAGCTCCATTTGATAAAAGAGTTATTGGTGGTAGGGTATATGCTAGGAAAGATGGCACAGACGATCCTTGGGCTTTGCTTTTGGATATTAATTTAAGAGATGGCGTTAGAGCTGAGATGGGTGCTGTATACAGTCCTTGGGTTATAGATAGCGGAGACGATGTTAAGGTTACCGGTATAATCTCACTTTCCCTCAATCTAGAAACATATGAAATATTAAATGGTTTTAGGCCTGACGAAAAGAAGATAACTATATCAGGTAATGGAGAAGGATATAAGACAGCCGTTATAGCCAATAGAAGGTGTTATGTTGCCAATGTTAAAACATTCAATGAAGATGGCATAGCTATGCGAATGAGAGATAGGATTATGTATACACCTATCGGGAAATTTGATACCTTTCCAACAAGTTTCTTCATTGATGTGGTCAAAGGTGATGCTGAGGAATTTATCAAGCTGGAAGAGTTTTCAGATCGACTGTTAGCTTTTAAGAATAGAAAGTTATATATTATAAATATAGCATCACCATCTCCTGCAAACTGGTATGTAGAGAATATTAAAGACTTCGCAGGGATATTGCATCCATACGCATCTGTAAAGACAGAATTTGGGATATGTTGGATTAATGATTTTGGACTCTATATGTATGATGGTCAGAATATAACAAATCTTTTATTCAATAAGATTAAAGAATCAGATTGGCAGTCATTTGTTACTGAAGATAGTTTAATAGGATATAATCCTAGAAGATATTATTTGGTTGTATTGAAAGATGCCTTCGCCAACCTTGGCGATGTATATGTTTACGATTTTAGAGTTCAGTCTTTTGTTAGCGGTAAGTCTGCCTTTGACGATGATTATAATAGAAGTAATATGGTTGTAGATTGGAATGGAAATATGACAACCGTATATCAGACAAAATATTTTGGCGATCTAGAGTGGGCTACAACAGGGGACTGGAGTGGTGCAAACAATACCTGGAATGCTACCACAGATGGTTATAATATAAAAGAATGGTCTGATACGATGAGAGCTATAAGTGATAACGAGTTTAAATTCACGACTAGAGATATAGATTTTGGAGACCCTGGCAGGAAGAAGAAGGTTTATGGTTTGACTTTAACCTACAAAAGTGATACCAATCAAACTCAACCAATCTATTATGCTACTGATGGTAGCACCAGTTTTTCAAGTCAGCTAACAGGTAATTTTGCATCAGGATCAGGATGGCAGAAGTTAAGAGCTACGGTTAGTACGCCTATAGAATGTCAGAGCATTAGATTTAAGGTAACCAACCCTTCGACTGCTACAGGCGTTACAGATGGCATACAAATAAATGATTTGTCTGTTGAATACAGACCTATATACAAAAGAGTTAGCTAGTGGAGAACATAGAAAGAAAATTAAGAAATGTTTCGCAGTCACCGATTGCTATTTCTGATAAGCCGCCTTCGTTAGGTGAGATGGCTGATGGAGATAGAATGTATTCTAGGATTCCTGGGAAGAATCTTAGATTATATATCAGGCTAGGTGCGAAACTTTATTATTCAGATTTTATTCCCATTGAAGAAAGTACTAATACTTGGGATAGTTTAAGTTAAAGGAGATTAATTATGGCCTATGAAAGAGAATTAACAGGATTAAAAGGAGCCGCAGGATTGGCTGGTGCTACTGGTCGGTCTCTTTTAAATATAGCACAACGCTCCGACCTTGAAAAGATTCTTGGAAGAAGCTTGGAACAGGAAGAATTTGCCGAGGAAGGCTATGAACAGATTGGCAGGCAAGAAACAAGAATGGGTGATTATAGAACTAAGGCTGGCGGTATTGGTGCTATCATAGGATGGATTCTTGGTAAAGGAGACCCTAGGGCTGCTAAATGGGGATACGATGCTGGAGCTTATGTTGGTGAAAGAGCAGGCCAAGCAGGTAAAGCAACATTAGATTGGTCGGAGATAGCGCCTGGTGGCAAGCCATTTGTTAAATGGTCTGGAGAAAAAACTCCTCAAATGCCAGAATCATTAGGTGAGGTTCCTGTAAGGTTTCATAAATCCAAAGCCGCAATTCTAGGTAAGCAAAGAACCGATTTCAATAAATTTATGAATAGGCATCAAGTTGATCTTACAACCCAAAGAGGTAGAAATACGATGAATAGATTTTTAGACACCATGCAATTTATGGTTGCTAGCAATCCGCAAAGCAGTGATATGTTAAAGAATTGGATGAAAACAGGTGAAGGCTGGTGGGGAGAACCAGGGCCAAGTGGCGGTAAGTTTACCGATATATTTGGTTTTGAATCTATGTTTGATAAGGCAAGTCAAAAACCATCTACTCCGATTGACTACGGATCATGGATTGGGCCAAGTGGGCCTGCTTAAAATAAATAATGGCTGAAACAACCACAAACAATAGTATCTTAGGCGATATATATAAGGGCTCCACAGAAGGGAGTACTATTACATTTCCTACCGCTGATTATACTCAATCTGATACAGGATATGGCTGGGCTGATCATATTAGACAGCAAAAAGAAACTTGTAACGCAAAGCAAGGATGTGAATGGGATAGCGAGAATGAAAGGTGTAATTGCTATAG